GAAATCACAACTTTTTCACAAACGATCGAGGTTTTTGAAAAAAATATCAAAAATCTAATAAAATACGAGCTCATTCATATGTATCATAAAATTTCTGAAAAATATAAAATACCGTTTGACGATCTTATTAAAAAATGTGAATATGTTTATAAAGACGAAGATGTGTCATTTCCAAAAATGTTAGATATAAGAGAAACTGCACGAATTGAATTTAGGCTAAGTAATGCTATTCATAATACAGCTATAGAAAGACTCGATATTATAAAATGTAATACAATTGAACGTTTATCTCGAGAAAAAAAAGGACTTATTAATATATCATCTTGTTTAGAGTATATAATTGACACACATACTCGGGATTCCGGGTGTATAAAATTATGTTGTGGGATATCAAATAGTGGTAAAATATGCATGAAATCTGCTAAATGGAAGGTTGGTTCGTATAAATTTTGTAAAAGTCACGCAAAAAGTTTAAAAATAGATAGTGTGCCTATTATTTCTAATTGGATAAAAGTTCCATGTAGTGTTAGTAATGACAGTTCATCCAACAATACGTCCGATGATGAATCTTCACCACTACCCATTACAAAAACAGTTTTTAAATAAACTTAAAGTTTAATTAATAAAAATATATAAGATGAATAAATCAGATATATTATTAACTTCTATAGATGGTTTTTATAAAGAATCTAAAAATAAAGATGTATTAAAACAGATACTAAACAAATCGGGTGGTATATCTTTGAGAAATCTTGAATGGTTTATAACAAATTATTCTAAAAAAAATAATTTAACATACAAAACTAACGATGGAAAAATTTTCAGTGTTCACTGCGCCTATAAATCGAGCTTGGATGGTTATAGTAAAAAGTTATTTGATCCTTTTTGTAGAACAGATAAAATTAGTTACACAATACCAGGTACATCTGATGAAATTCATACAACAGTTGCGCAGTTAAATTTTATAAGATGGTGTATAAAGAATAATATAATCGAATACATTAAAAACAATAAAAATAAATTATTTAATAAGCACGTTTAATATATCCATTCTCAAACGTGTAGGTTTGATAACCTACATAATAAATGTGTAAATTATAGTCTTCAGATAGACCATTTACCATTTTAATATCTAAAACAGTTCTGTTAGATTGTAACTGACTAAAATCTAAGCTTCCCGATGGTTCCACATTTACCGGATTCATCGAGAATGCAAACGTGTATATATTTCTTAAAGGCCTTGATAACCGAGACAATAATGGTGTGGTATATTTATAATATTTATGATCACTATCTTGAAACCCCGGAACATCTTCTCCATTTACAAAAATTTTAGCACTTGACATGGGAGGATTATAAAATTCGTTAGCAATTGAATACGTACTTTGTGTAGATAAATTATACCTATTATGAAAGTAGTATTTATTATTATCAGTTGAATTTGTGAAACCTGGTCCTCTCGGTATAGATTCGTTTTCGAATAAAGTTTTTCTAAAAAACCAGTTAACTGATTTAACCGGTATTTTAGGTACAAGTTCTATTTTTGTATTAGTAACACCCGAATTTATAAGGAGAGAAGGATGTTTCTGTACTATATCTGTAATAAAAGTTTGTTTTTCATTTTTCAAATACATACGTTCTGCACTTTCAATTGTTATTTCCTCTGTAACAATGTTAAAACTACTCAGTGATAAAGTAGAAGTATCGTCGGTAAAGAAATTTTGTGGGAAAAATTCAATATCAAATTGTATTTTTTGTTTATGTATAGCACACGTTGGAAAATAGGGTCTATTTGGTTTATTAGTTTCATATTCATCATTTTCGTATTTTCTTGAAAAAAATAAAGGTATTGGAATAAAAACTTTTGAATTTCGTATCGCCAAACTCTTATTCGCTATAGCCGTACCCTGTGCTAAATTTCTGTTGATAGTGTATCTTAAAGTTCTTTTTTCTGATTCGTCTAAATAAAGTTCATCATGAATTATACCCCAATCTGCGTGAAACTTTTCTATGACAAGTTCATCTACACGCATAGTGACAGATTTTATAACATGTCTACCAATCTGATCAGAAAAGTTAAAATTAGAATTAGAAACTGCTGGTAAATCAAACGAAATGTACATATTTGATAACAGATCACCCATATTTCTCGGGTTAAGTGTTACGCTAACACTCTCATTAAATGGCCAATTTGACGAAGCATTAGATGGTTTATTAATAACAGTACTTTTATGAAATTTTGTAAAATTAGAATGTCGTCTTTTACTTGTATTTGTAAAAAAAGATTTAGTCTGATCATTTTCTATCAAATACGTATCCTGTTTACCTATTGCATTCAGTGATATTATAGACCCTGTATTTGGACCACTTGTATCACACATACTACTTATTATATATAATTTTTTAAATGGAGTTATACACGATCATTGGTCTATTTTTGAAATTTTTGGAAACATATCTGTACAAACTTTGATACCAAAATAACATATCTTTTGTTGTTAACGATAAAGAATTAGCTGTTACATTTTTAGTTTTACCTATCTCTCTTAAAAGCAATTGTCTTTTACTTGGTTTTTTAAGGGTTGTAAAACAGGAAAAGCATACACGTTTCAATACATTTCCGTAAAACTTATAATACGTTTCATTATTGTATAACCAGATTGGGTTAATACGTCTATATTTCCTAATAAGTTCACGAACTTCGTAATTATTCGATTTAATATAAGGATTTAAAGGTGCATTACAATTAAAACAAAATCCTTTACAGTTAAAATACATAAAAGAAAAACAATTTATTCTTTTATGTACTATAATGAAATTAGACAACCCGATGGAACTCATTGTATAGGTATAAATTATGACGAAGAAAGACCATCTGTATTAGAAGTGTTACCTAACCCCGAAATTCAACAACAAGTACGACAACCTGATTATCAAATATTCGAATTGAAAATTGTACATTGGTTAAATTTGTTTATTATTATAATTAGTGCATATTATTCACTCGTATATGATAATATGATATCTATATCTAATTGTATTGCATGTGTATTACCATTACATAGTGTTCAAAATAACAATCTGTACGGTATTATCGTGTACACTGTATATATTATGTTTGCTATGCTGTTAACAACATTTTTGGGTATATATGAATATTTATGGTATTACGTTATTTGTAATTCTATAATTATATGTATTTTTATAACCTCAGTTGTGAAATATATAATATATATTAGGAATCAAATCCAAACCCAAAATGAACATGTTGTATGAACAAAAAGATTTAGATATTGCTCGAGGTTTATACAAAAACCAAGAAGAAAAGTGTGAACGTTTTGCGAGAAGTATTCATAAACTCAGAGAGTCTCGCAAAAAGTACGATGATAAAAGAGAAAAGAGTAAAATAAAGTTTATAGAAGTAGTCCCGGAAAATATAATTCACAATAGAACAAAAACTATTATATGTTCCGCAATAACAATGAGTGGAAAACGATGTACATTTAAAGCATCTTGTGGAAAATATTGTAAAAAACATACAAAAAATTTAAATATATTGTAATAGTAAATGTTAGACCAGGAAACCCTCAGACCTGTTATAATAGGAATGGCTCTTTACCTCGCCATTTCTCAAATCGTACCAGAAATTTTTAAAAAACCAACTAATATTAAATTTATAGATGATATTGTCGCCATGCTTATAGCCCAAAGGGGATCACTCACTTCCGGGGCTATATTGACCGGTATGATTATTCTTGTTACCAATTACATTAACGACGAATTCTTGTAATACATTTTCTTTACAAGTCAACATACGAGTTTTCGGATGGTCCATATACCTTAATTTCTTGTTATATGCATCTTCCATAAATTTTATTAGCTGGTCTACATTGGGTTTGCCCCATTCCATGCCAGCTTTGTATAAAAAATCATCTTTAGGTAATCTCTGGAGTTCGCAGTTTATCGTATAAGGCGTTTCTATATATTCTGACGCACCTCCATAATCTGTTATAATAACTGGTTTATTTCTTACCGCCGCTTCGACTGCACCCATACCCACACCTTCAGATGATGAAAAATTTATATAACAATCGGATTTATTGTGTATATCTTCCATATATTCATCTGGTAAAAGATCATTAATAATAGTAACATTTGGTATATTGACTTTAAAAGGGTATTTACACGTTGCTTTAACAATTAATCGAGCATCAGGTTTATTTAATCGTATAAAACATTCTAATATTTTATTAAAATTCTTACGTGGATCGTATACGTTACCTATGTGATAAAACGTATAAGGTCTCTTATCAGGTATATGCGCATGCAATACATAAAAATGTTTAGATGGGAACTGTCGTTTAAATACTTTTTTGCAATATTCACTTGGTACGGCAATTTTATCAAATAAATCAAAAAGCTTACCATAATCTTCATGAACCGTCTCGGTTTCGCAGACGGTCATACACGTAACATTTTTTATTTTTCTTTTAATTTC